ATGAATTGTAAATACTATAGAACAAGAACAAAAAAATATAAAAAATATGGATACTGTACAAAGTATAAAAAAGAGGTATCTCTATTCTGTAAAGAATGCAATACAATAGAATATAAAAAAATTAAGCAAATTAAAAAAAGAACTAATAAACAAGCTCAAGCTGAAAAAAATAGAAAGAGTCTTTTTACTGATGATTTAAATCATTGTATAATTTGTGGTAAGAAACGAGATAATCTCCATGAGGTGTTTTTCGGGCGAAATAGACAACTTTCGATTAAATATGGACTAGTTATACCACTTTGCATAGAATGTCATCAGGAAATGCACAGAAACATAGAATTACAAGAGGTATGGCACGAAAAAGGACAAGTCGCTTTTGAAAGAGCTTATCCTAAATTAAATTTTGTTAATATATTCAGAAAAAATTATTGCACAAAAAAAGACCCAGTCGAAATTGACTGAGCCTTTTAATATGAAAAACCATACTTAACTAACATTTTTAAAGTAAGCGGGCCAACACACCCATCTGGTTCCAACCCTGTTCTTTTTTGGAACTCTTTAATAGATGCTTGAATATATTTTCCATAATAATCACCTAAAGCATTTTTTGAAGTGTATGCTGGAAATGTTTTATACATAAATTTAGATATTTTATCGACATTATCTCCTTTATCGCCCAGCTTAATATATCCTCTAGCTCCTAGAAAATTATCTTTTTTAGGTTGTTCTGGAGTAGGTTCTGATGGTTTAACTTCTTTTTCATAAGTTAAATAAGGACTTTTAAACCATTTAGTCCAAGTAGCACGTTTTCCATCACAACCAGTTCCACTGCCTTTGAAATAAGTCTTGTAAATTCTACCTTTCTTACCATCGTACTTCGCCGCGGTACTTTCTATTACTTGACCATTACCAATGTAAATCCCCATGTGCCCTTTCATGTATACAAGAACACCAGGTATTTCTGGAATAGTTGAAATGTCCCCTTTTTCTTTAGCTTCAGCTAGTAGGCCTTCGCAAGATAGGTCTTTTTGTGTCTTACCATAATATCTAGCATTATTTGTACTATAATCATGCCACATAAAGCATTTAAAAAGACCACAACAGTCGAATTGGCGAGTACCATCAGCATCGTATCTTCCAATACCCCCTACTTTATATCTATTTTTCTTTTTATATTGTTCTTCAGCCCATTTTACTAGGTCTGAAGCTTTTGTAAAATCGTACATATTATTCTCCTTTCAATAAATCATTTAAATTTTTTCCTAAATCGTAAGCTCCACCAGTAAGTAAACCAGCTACTACGATAGAACCATTAAAATCTTTAGTCATGATAAAATTAATTACTGCTACAATAATACCAATTAATAAATTTTGTACTGGAATTAGTTTATTATTGAACTTTGGATGCTTTTTAGCAATAACACCACAGATATAAGTAACTAAAATTGTAACTAAAGTCATAATTGTTTGAATATCCATTTTTAATCCTCCTTCCTATATTTTTTCTTTTTTCAACAATTGTTCCCAGTGCTCATGAATATAAGAATTGCCACCTAGTTTGGTATATTTATCATATAATTCATGTGCATTAAGTCTTTGTATTTGACTTTTTGGAACATTGTGTTCAACATCTGAGATAAAATTAGTTAAGTCTGTTTTAATTGACTGTATTTCTAAATCATCAATTCTTCTTACTAACGGATTTAACGTTTTATCTATTTGTTTACTAAACATACTAAAAATATATTTAATTGAGCCTATTAACCCAACTAAAAAAGCAAGTGCTGTTGCTACTTGCCCCAATGTTATGCTTTCCATTTTATATCCTTTCTTTTATTTCCATTTACCAATCGCAAATATTGTAGCTTTGAAACTTACTGCATTAGTTGATGTTCCACGTCCAATTCCAATATTTTTATAACTTGAAGTTGTTATAATAGGAACTTCCCATTCCACTTTAAAACCTGCACCTACTTTTAATTTCAAATCAATTAAGACTTTAGGAAGCCCTTTAAATGTTTGTGGAAAGTTTATTGCAGTGGCGTAATTCCCCACGAATAAATTACCCCAAGCAGTATTACAGGCCATTTCAACTTCAATCTCTTGATATGTAATCATAGTTCCATCTACATATTTAATCCAATTGCCATTATCATTGCTTCCACTTTCAATAATACCATTAATGTAATTACAATTATATGTATCTGTATCACTGGTTATTTTACTAGACTTAAAACTATTTTCTACATTAGTTTGCATTAAATTTAAGTTATCTGCATTAATAGGAATTGCTCCCGTTTCTCCTTTGTTTCTAAAATTTATTCTTTCCATTCAATAATGGTTATTTAGTTTTTTATGCTATTCTTTTCCAAATTGCGAAAATTTGATATGGTTGTAAATTGTTATGTGCTTGACCAGTAGCACTAATATTCATATTTGCTTGACCAGATTTGACACCACCTGTTCCAACAACTGAACTTGAGATAACCACATCAGTTCCACCAGAGATTTTGCCATAATTTACAGGAATTTTTGTAGGCAATTCATAAACAGTTAAAGTGTGGTTTTTCTCCCCACCGGTCTTACCAATTGTATTAAAATTAATATCAGAACTATCAATACCTACAATTGCCTTACCAACACCAGTTCTTTCCCAAGTAAAGCCCAAATAATTACTATGGTCATTATTGTCGTAGAAGATTTCGACTTTTCCGACAGGACACACCAAATTTAAAACTTCTTGAAAATTATAATTTAAGTTTTCGGCACTTAATGGAATAGCTCCACTTTCGCCCTTATTTTTAAATATCTTTAAAGCCATATAATTGGCTTTTCATTGCTCTATGCTGTTCTATGCCATCTAAAACAAATTTTACTTGGTTGGATATTGTTGTGCGATTGCCCTCCACCTGTTGCGTCAGTCATCGCTTGACGATCAGTAATTTCACTTGTCTCTAGCATTGGCATTATACCATTTTTACTAGCACCTTTTCCATTTTTAGTTAGTAATGGATATTCATATCCATACTTTGAAGGAAAAACTTCACCATGGTCATGACTAGGTATTTCGGCAATTGTTAAATTATGTTTTTCTTCCCCAACAACGTTTCCAACATTAATATTAAAAGCACTATCACTTTCATTGCTTTTTGAAACTAATACCGTTCCGTCATTTTCCAAAGCCCACGTGCCACTCCATGATGTATTTGGATTAAATGTCGCATCAGATGTTTCATAAAAACTACCAACTGGGTATATCATATTTATAACCTCAGCAAAATTAAAATTTAGATTTTCAGCATTCAAAGGTATTGCACCTGCTTCGCCTTTATTAGAAAAGATTTTCAGCATAATGCACCTCCAGAAAGTAAGCAATGAATTAAGCCATTGCCCCCTTTCTTTGTTGAGATGCGATTACTAAATAACCGCACCTCCCTTCGCAACGCACAAAGCACATTTGTTTGTTTGTTTGTTTGTTTGTTTGTTTGTTTGTTTGTAAGATTATCGCATTCTTACGAATGCTTGTCAATACTTTTGAACAAACTTTTTCAATCAATTTACTCATTTTTCATCAGTCCTTTCTTTTGAGTTTTTTTGATTATTTTCATTTGTTAAACTTTCGTTATATTTATTTAATTCTTCTTCATCAAGATGATTCAATTCAGCATACACTTTTTCAATTTCATTTTTCAAAACATATACTGGCAAATTAGAAGAATTAATTAAATTTATAAAAGATTCACTAAAATCTTTTACTTTAATTGTAAATGGTTTTTCCATAACTTACCCTCCTTTATGAAAATGCAACCAAAAGTCCATTATAAAAAGTCATCGAATGTCCACCTGCAGTTAATGTTTTTTTACCTTCAACTGCAGTGTAACAAGAAGAACTGGTATCATCGCCAAGATAAATTCTTATTAAATTTTTGTTAAATATGTTAAGATATCCATTGAAATTAGTATTGGCTTTAAAAAATGCTGTTGAATTACAAACTAAGCCTTGATTTCCTATCGTTAATCCAGAACACGAAGGATTCTTTGTGTAATTATTACCACTAGCTTGCATCCTCAAATAATAAGTATTATTCCCGATATTTAAAGAGCCTCCGCTTATTCTATTTGCAGACATTGTTCCAGATGTGATTTTTTCGGCACCAAGGTTATCAATTCTGTCAGCACTAATTGTACCAGCAGTAATTTTATCTGCATTTATTGTCTGAGCAGAAAAATTAGTTGTTGTTATTACATCACTTGATAATCTTGAAGAACTAATTGTGCCCGATGTGATATTATCTGCATTTATTTTTTGAGCAGAGAAATTATCAGTAGTAATTACTTTGCTATCAAGTCTAGCAGCAGATATTGTACCAGTTGTGATGTTAGAACCATTTATAATAGTGCTTCCAGCATCTTTTAATCTATCATTAGTAAACTTTGCTATTGCATTTACATCTAATTTATCAGATTTTATAACGGTTGAACTTGTATCATTATTTATTTTCAATAATATTTGTGCTGATGTGTAATCTTTATCATCTACTTTCTTCTTCAATTCTAAATTTATAGATTCTTTCGTTTGACTAAATTCACTACTCATTTCAACTTTTGTTGCAAATTGAGTGGTATATATATTTGATGCCATTAATTGAACATATAAATATGCTGAAGAATATCCAGGTAGTGAAATAGTGTAATTACCGGCTGTTAAAGCTATTATAGGAAAATCATAATTAATAGTTTCTTCACTAGTCTTTAAAACATTTTTATTAGTGTCTTTATTATATTCTACTCTTTTTATTACTGAACAAGTTTGACTATCATAGTTTAATATAAATTCATCATAATTATTAGCGTCATAATACAATAAATCATCAGGTAATTCATAATCAAATACTTCATTTGTATCTGTGTTTGTAAATCTGATTATTCTATTCATCAAGTATAAATCATCGGCTGGATACAAATAATTGCTCGGATAAAGATACGAAATATCCTCACTAATTGGATGAATTTTAATATAGATTGGTTCACTTTCATTTACTTTTACTAAATTTACTGAAGCTTGTTGACTTTCGCCACTCGTAGTAATATCGGCTATATCGCTAATCTTAGAATTGATTTCATCTGTTGTTTGTGTTATTTTAGAGATTTTATCGTTTTGGCTTTGGACTGTGGATGTAATACCATTAACTGAAATTTCAAAATCAGAAATCTTTTGAGATTGCACCTCATCGTTCACTTTTAATGCTTTGATTGCTGTAATATTTTGTGACACAGAAGTTTGCACATTATTTACACTATTGATAACGTCTTCAACAGTTTCTGAGGAGGCCTTAGTATCAACAACATCATTTAAGGTATCAACATCAGACTCAATAGTTGTAATCTTAGTATTTATTGATGATACAGAAGAAGATATTCTTCCGTTTTCAACAGATAAATCAGAAATTAGTTCTCCCTGATTATCAATAGTAGTATTAATCGTTCCTATTTTTTCATCATAATCATTAACTATTTCTGTTATTTCTTTCTTAGTCGAATAGTTTTGTTTAACACTAAGTTCAATTTCATCTTTTGCTTTTGTGATTTTGGATTGAACATCACTTTTAGTACTAAAAGTTTCATCTACTTTTTCTTTAGTATAATAATGATTTTCAATATATTCTATCGAAACATCGGTATCCCGTTTAATCCAATGGTTTTTATTATATACATCACTATCTTGAGTAGCAAAAACCCAGTCGCCTTTAGCAACTGGATTTTCTGTTTCTCCCGGAGGTAAATCATCATCAGAAATAGTATCTTCTATAATCCATAAATCATCTTTTTTATACGAAGTGGGTTTACTTGTATAAATTGACTTTTTAGAATTAATTTGATTATAAATAGACATTGGTACATCTACTTTTGACCATGCATAAGTTACTGGATTAGTATTTTTCTTACAAAAACGATATTGGTTGCTTGTAATAGTGTCGTACCAGTAATCTCCAACATGCTTAGCTTTTAAAATATCTGTTGTCCAATCATTTGCTGGGTCCTCACTTTGATACCAGCTTTCAACTTTGTCATCAATTTGTTTTTCTAACTGAATTTTATCAACAGAATATGTTTTATCAATAAAATCAATAACTGTTTTATCATCAGTTGCTATTACAACCCAGTCATTTAAACTAAAGACTCCCATTAACTTATCTCTAATACACCTATACAATTTATTATTATAGGACAACAAACTATCTTTATAATATGGCGGATTAGGAGGTGCACTGTAACTTTTGGGCAAATTATCTATTTGATTGCTAATAGTATCTTTACTATCAGATAATTGCTTATCCAAGTAACCTTTAGTTATATAATCGTTATCATATTTTGGTTCTCTACTTATATTATTCATTTTCCCTCCTAATCATATAATTTATTCCATATTTCTTCTTTTTCTTTTTTAGTAATATCCAGTTTATTAATATAATTAAATAAATAAGCACGATAGCTCTTAATGCTATAATTGGTTGTTACTCCAAAAAGTATTGTTTTTTTGGCCTTGCTTATATTCAATTTGTTAATATAATTAAATATTGCTTGTTTTCTTGCGGTCTTTATAGCCGTAGTATCACCTTTGTATTTATCTTTAACATCACTTACTGCTTTCTTAGCTAAATAGTAATCAGATATTTGTCCCTTCGCCATTGTATACGTTTTTACACCATTATAAGTATTAGACATTTCAATTCCCATCACATCTTCTCTTGCTTTATTGTAAGAATAATCAACAATATTTTTTATTATTTGGCTTTTCTCTTCATCTTCAAGTTTTACATAGTTAGAATTTTTCAAAAGAAGTTTTATATTATCTTCAATTATTTTACCTGAAACTTTTGCATATTCAGTTCTTTCTTTAGTTGAAAGTATTGTCTTTTCTCCATTTTGATTAATGTAATAAGGTGTAACTCTTGGCATTATTGTTTGGTCACCAGTTACTTTATAGACTCTATAAATTTCTGATGCACTTTCACTTATATTTTCCGTATTAACATTGGCTGGATTAAGAAATACATTAAAAATGTTATTTTTTCCACCATATCTAAGTATTTCTCTTCCCATTGTGTCAACACTAGGTGATAGAGTTTTGCTTAAACCTGGTAACTTAGCTTTTATTTTATTAGTAGCTGTTTGTAAAGGTTTATCGTATTCATAAGTTTGTCTTTGCGTTGTATCGGTTAAATCAACAATTTGCTTTGAGAATGTTGGAATAGCTCTTGAAGGTAATTCTAATACCTCATTTATTATTCCAGAAACAACTCCTGCATTATCACTTAAAACATCATTTATGCTTGATAAAAAAGATTGTTCAAGTAATATACTACCTGCAGTATCTAGTGAGTTAACTACCCCTTCTAAAAGTGCTTGTTCTTTATTCTTTTTAGAAGTTTCTATATTAGCCATAATTGACAAAGGCGCTGCGATTGGTTGAGCCCAGTCATAAGTAAATGATTTATTACCTATTTTTATTGAATATGAATTAATACCAAGTGTATTTTTAATAAAATCTCTAGTATCCTTGTCATCATCGCTTTTTCCACTCGTTATACCAGCCTTAGCTAATGCCATACCTAATACATATAACATAGTACCAGCTGTAGCCTTTCCTAGAGTTTGGACAAAATCATGTTGCATTTTTGCGGTAAATTGTCCAGTCTCAATAGCGTTATTCATTGCCTTGTATTTTGTTAAACTATTAACTAGCCCAACTGGAGAATAATCAACAATAGCTTTGGTTAAGTTAGCAGGTGTTTTTGCAAACGGAATTAATACATCACCTAGACCATATCCTCCTAGTTTAATGTTATTTAATCCACTTCTTACACCAAGTACAAACTTAGTATATTTGTTGTTATCATTCCATGTTCTAGATAAAGCTTCTTCGTGTGCGATATCAATCATTTCTTGTGTAATTTCAGTAGCGTTATTTAAAATCATTTGATTTTGTAATGAATTTTCAAATGATGCTTCACTAAATACTCTGTCACCAGCATCCATAACATAATTTAATAAAGCTTCTGTTCTATTTAATGATTTACCTATTAAATTCTTATCACTAAATGACTTCCTATTAGATATTTCAAATCTATTACCATCCATATCTTTAGTATTTATACCTTTTTTATAATCATTTGTTGCTTGATATGCCCCTTTTTTCATTCCTTCAAGAATTGCTTTAACATTCATTGTGCCAGTGGTTCTAACACCAGTTTTTTTTGCTATTTTTTTATCCATTTTACTCGCAAAGAAGTCTCCAACATAATTAACTGGAGCAATAATAGCATTACCAGCAACATTTCTTACTTGAGTTTTAGGATTAAATAACATTGATATTCTCATCCAGGATTTTATTCTTCCATCTTTATCTGGTGGTAATTTATCTGTCATCATTTTTTGAATTTCTGCAAGTTTAACTTTCTTGTCATATCCATCTGGCATGTCTTTTACTTCTTGCATGGTATCCATAATAAATTGAACTTCATTGGGTTTTAAATCAAAATCATTTTTATATTTGTCAATCCACTCTTTAGTTTTTCCTTTAACCATCTTTTCATAAGCATCGGATAATTCACTTTGAGCGTATTTAACCATACCTTCCGGTGACATTCTAGCCATAATATTAAAGGCTTGTACAGTTTGACCGGCTTTAGTTCCAATATCTCTCATCTTTTTAGCAACTTCAACCATGCTGTTATAGTCACCGCTATCACTATATTGTTTTAATAATATCCATCCTTCTGCAACATCAGTAGCAGTGGCATCTTTACTATCCATTTTTGCCCATCGTAATGTTTCAGAAGCTCCGCCTTTATTTAGTTTCTCAAATGCTTCATTAAGACTCTCTTCATTTGTTATTTTTTTATAGTATTTAACTTCATCATTTGATAAGATATGTTCTTTTTGAGTAGTATTAAGCATATTAGTTTTATCTTTAATATTAGACCAGTAGTTGCTTTCACCATCGCCTTTTTCTACCTTAACTTTTGATAATTCTGGTGTTGTTAAAGCGTCATTTTCTGATAAATTAGCAATCTCATTTGGATTTAAAATTTTTTTAGCTTTTTTATTATCAGACTCATTTTTAATAATTTCACTATATCTTGTATTTGATTTTAGTATTTCATTACCTTTTAATTTAACATCATCAAAATAAGTTCTTGTACCATTAGATTTATAATTTTTTTCTAAATGTGCTTGCCACAAAGAATTATTTTGTGAGTACTTTGCACTATCACCAGGAAAGTATCCAAATTCATTTATATCATCACCTGCAAATTGAATATCTTTTGCTTTTACTTTCATTTCAAGTATATTGCCTTTGCCATCAAATTGACTATTATTGTGGTATTCTGCATATAATTTTGATGGCGTAACCCAGTCACCAGGATTTATTTTGTTTCCAACTGTTGCTCTATATATTGTTAATTCTGCTTCTGGATTACTTCTAACTTTTTTTAATGCATTTAGTGATTCTTTGTTATACTTTTCATCTAAATTCAAATACCATTCAGGATGTTCAAAAATATCTGGCATATTTTTTTCAAAATTAGAAGCGTTTCCATAACCTTCACTCGGTCTATGATTCATAAAATAATCAGTTTCTGTCCCCAAATTATTTATATCATTGCCAATCCCTATTTTTTGATATGTGTCGGAAGCTGTTTCATATATTTTGCTTCCTAAATCCGTACCTAATTCTTTAATTGCATTTGTATTAGACCATACATTAAATTCATTTAACAAATTATTATTAGAGTCCATTAAATAAACTTTTACATCACCATTATCTTTTCTAAAGTATTCTATATAATTTGTCTTAATTAAATCATCATACCGTTTTGCATCTGCAAAAGAAAAAGAACTATTATCTAGTTCCAAATTTTCAATATTTTCTTCAATGGATTTTTTAAATCTTCTATCATCCCTATGCTCAATATTATCAATTGCATTATCAATTTTCTTTTCGTATGAAGAATTGTTGTCTTGTGTATTATTTTCTTTTAACGGCATAGAATATTTAGTAGATGTATCGCTATTGACTTTAATGTCAGTTTGTGGTATATTAGTGTCATTAAAGGAGCCGTGGGCTGATTCATCAGCCATGATAGATAAACTCGTTTTATCTAGCACGGCACCTTTTTTTTCTTTAAAGTTATCTAAATCATAAGCAAAATTATTATTGTTGTCCTTTCTTACAACTAATCTTGCTTCATAATATTTGTAATCTATTATTTCACCTGATACATTTTTGATTGGATAAGCTAATGTAACATTATAATAATCAAAACCTTGTTTACCACGATTTGTTCCTTTATAATTTTGTTTAGATTTGCTGGTATCCATCTTTGCAATTTCTAATATTTCACCATAATTTCCAGAAATTCTCTTTTTTAATCTTGTATTTTTTTGATTATTATATCCATCATTCAAGTACTTTTTAATATCTTTGTTTTCTATACTAATTTCTGTACCACTTTTAGAGTTTACATATTTAATACCTAGCATTGATTTTAAATTTTGTTCTGCTTCTTGTTTAGATGGATGAGAACCATTAACATCATCAGAAACTACAACATCTTCACCACTCATTAATTTCCCCTTAGCATAATTTACATTTCCATTTAAATTATTGACTGATTGTTGCATTGTTGTATTTCTATACGCATTTCTCCATCTGACCTCTAAATCTTGTACAAAATTTCTATATCTACCTTCAGCCGTTAATCTATTTAATAATTTCTTTATAGCTTCATATATTTGTCTTATTAAGCTTTTAGATTGTTCAGTATTTTGTGTTTCAAGGGTATTAATAAATTCTTGATTACCAAATAATTGACCACAAACATCTGCAAAAACTTCTTCTGATGTAAGATTTTTTCCATATGTAGTCTCAATTTCTTTAACTGCCTTAGCAAAGCCTTCATTTCTACTAGCAAAATCATTTACCAATTGCATCATTTCTGGAGTTTTTATAGCATGAGAAATTTCATGAACCAACAAAAACTCTCCAGCTCTATCTGAATTTGGATTAATTCTAATTTCAACTTCATTGTTATCATTAGTAGTAATTTTTGCATTTACTGAATTACCATTATCATTCGTAATTGTGTTATCAAGTAATATATTATAGTTTTTATCTTCAATTACTTTAGAAATTGTATCTATTAATTGTTGAGTTTCTTGACTGTTATTTAATCTTGACTCTTTTGCACTCTGATAAAGATTGTTAATCTTTTGATTATTTGTTTCATTATAATTAAATAAATTTTCATTATTTGTTTGAACAAGATTATTTATACTTGAAATACTAGACTTTTGATAATTTTCTTCATTTTGATTTAGTTGATTATTTAATGAAGAATTTTGATTATTATTTATATTATTTTTATTATTATTTGTGTTAGCTAAATTTCCTTCCTCATCTACAGTTAATCCATTAATCAAACTTCTTCCAGTTTTTATATTTTGGTAAGTAGTAGGATTAGCACCAATAGTAACTGCAGATACTAAAGTTCCCATTATAAAATCTTGTAACTTATCTTCATTAGAATATATTTCATTTAATTCTTTATCACTCATATAGGTTAATTGTTTACCTAATGCACTACCAATACCAGAAATAACTTCTTCAGCACCTTCACCTAAGATGTTAATTCCAGCTTGAGTAATGTATTTTAATGCTTTATTTTTAATTTTGTTAGTAGTTTTATTTAAGATTGTCTCTGTAGTTTTACCTGTACCAGGTAGCTTAATTCCACCAAAAATATACTCAGACCCAATTTCGGCGCCAGCACTTATACCAGCAGAAAGCCATGCTTGTGCGTTTGTTGCACCTTCTGCATAAGCTTCTGGTAATTCGCTACCAACACTAGTAACACCAGAAGTAACTTGCCACGGAATACCAACAGATTGTCCTGCTAGCATTCCAGCATAGTATCCTACTCCTTGCGCTACATCTCTTGTTGTATCCCCAACAACGCTATTTGATTTTGTGACATCACTTGCCTTTTGTAATAATCCTGAAGGAGTATAATTTTTTAGTCTTTCATTAACTTCCTCATCTTTTCCAGCGAGTCTATTTTTTAGCTTATCGGCGTAATTATCATATCCGAGAATATCGGCACCAGTAGCAATTCCACCTACTATAGTTTTAGCTACTGCATCACCTATATTTGAAACTCCCTTTAAAAGATTTGCACCAACATTTGTTGCTGTATTTAATGTTGTTCGTGTAATATCTCCCAAATCATAACCATCATCAAATAGATTTGAACCTTTTACGACATTTTTATACCAAGGTTTGTTTTCACTTTTAGAATTAGTTGAGGATTTTGCCAATTTTAATCCACCTACAACATTATATTTTTGTTCAATGTCTTTTTTCTCTTTTTCATCATTTTCTTTTTTTATTTCAGCAAGTTTAATTGGCATTTTGCCACCTCCATTATTTATCTATCGTATCTTCTATTTGTAAAATTTCCTACATTAGAATTTCTTGTAGCATTAGTATCATACCTTCGGTTTGTATAATTTCCATATTTTGAATTAGTCGTTGTGTTACCAAATGCACGACCACCACTATTGCCACCACCATTACCTGCGCTAGATGACATTCTTTTACTTGACTTCTTATAAGATGTTATATCTATATATTCATTAGCATAGCCATCCCAAGCATAGTATTTATTGCCGATTTTCCATACATTTTGGTCATCTATACTTACATTACCAGAATTTAATGAACCTTTTTCACCAATAAATTGGGCAACTGTTTGTCCTGATTTTTTTAATTTTTTCCCATTAATGTTATCTGGTTGATATCCATTATCAAAAACGCCATTTGCAGTATCAGGGTTTACTGTTTTAGTAAATGGATTAGCATATTTGTTTTGAGTTTCTGAAGATTTATTTTCAGAATTGTCACTGCTTCCATCATCAAAACCACTGCCTCCAGAACCACCTAAATAAGTTTGATATTTATTTAACGCATATTCTTTTTCCCAATTTGCTTGACTTTGTTTAGCTTGTTCTCTTTGGAATGCTAAATTTTCATTATATTGTCTTATAGCTTCTTGTTTTGCTAATTCGGCTTGTTCATTTTCATATTCTTGTTGTTTCATAGCTAAATAATTATTGTAAACAGTATTGTATTGATTTAAAGCTTTATCATCTATTTCAGATTGTAAATTAGCTAAATTTTTACCATAATCAGTTAATAAATTTATTCTACTAGTATCATATGAAGTATTGGTATCATTTTTTTGTATTTCTAGATTATTTAAATTACTAATTTTGTTTTTTAACACTTCGGTTAAATTAGTTCCATAATTATTATTGATTGAATTAACTTGACTACCAACAACGCCTTGCGTTCCTAAGCCAGCTCTATTCATTGAGCTTTGATTATCCCTTAAAGCTAACATCTTATTAATATATAATTGTTTCGCAGCATCTTCAGCACTTTGATTTATTGTGCTTTGATTAGCATTTAGTTTATATATTGCATTGTCTTGTTGTTGTTGTAATTGACTTAATGAATTATCTTTTGCTTTTATTAATTCATCAATTAAATATTGATTATTTTTTTTAATTGTTTCTGAATATTTTTTAGCATTTTCTTCTGCTTCTTTTATCCATTGTGCAGTTGTCGCCATATTTTTCACTCTCCCTTATATTTTCCTGCAAAAACGTATTCCAAAGATAGTCTTTCAAAACTCGACCTTTTATTTGTTTTGCTTTCCATGATAAATTTTACAAACATAAATTTTTTAATTCTTTCTTTTTCTCTAATTGTTTTTGGAAATGTATCTGACAAATTGGAATATTCTTTATTAATTATTTCACTTGTACCATCATCTAGTTCATAACTTAAAGTAATATCACTCTCTTGTTTTGGATTTAACACTAAAGTAACTGTTTTAATAGTCTTAGCATAATCATTAGTATCAAAATCTAAAAATGGTGTTTCCCAATAACATTCAACATTTTTTTGATTACCATCTTTATAAGTTGTACCAAAAGTGCATATTTTTCCATCATTTGTACCAAAATACAATTTATTATTCCAACTAAAAAATACCCTTGCAGGTATATTTTCCCAATACCACCATTCATATTGGTATTGTTCTGTTTTAGCATGTTTTGGATAACTTAAATATCTGCTATCAGCTATGTACACATGATTATTTATTCCTAAATAGTACTTACCATCGACAACAATTGATATTGCATTATCTAAATTACTCTCTTTTAAAAGTTTACCATTTACATAATACGACCTTTGCATTGCAAATTTTTCTCCATTATTTCCAATAACAGCATATACACCTTGTGGGGTAAGCATTAATGGGTCATTAAGTAAATTATTTACAGTTTCACCACTAATACAGCCAATGTTTTTTACTCCATCTTGAAGTGGGAAAACTTCATCACTATTTAGTAGATTGTAATTTCTATAATAAATTGTGCAATCTGTATCACTTTGCTTTTTTAATATTGCAAGTGTTCCATCATTCAATCTAGCATATCCAACAATAGGTTCAGTACCAACTCTCGCAAGATTATTATCAGGCCAGTATAAAGGTTCTTCATCCTTACACCAAAAATCATAATTAGGAAAATCCTTATTACCGGTAACAAAAATTCTGTTACCATTTCCTTCATAACCATACAATTCTGCAATAATACATTGATTGATTTTCTTGGCATTATCACTAATTACTTTTTTGTATGTTATTTCTACATTATCTCTGCCTAAGACTGGTGGCTCTCCAGGAGTAAAATAAACCTCTCCTTTTGTTAAATCAAATGTATAGTCAGTAACTTTTTCCCAATCGCCTTCTGAGTTTAGTTTTCTAACTAGTGTTATTTCATCTATATTTTGCTCATCCAATTTAAAAGTGGTTTGATTTATGTATATAGGATTTCCTTCATCATCAAGACCAGTTTCGATTTTAGCTGATATGAACGTATTTTTAACATATGGACTAAATAAATTTTTATCTTCGTACTTGGTTCCACCACCAGCATTATCTCTCGCCATAGACGTTGTAGGGATATATCCACACTCATCAGCAAATTTTGCTTCATAATTAGTTCCATCGAATTTTGAAAACACAACTACTCTTGTTCCATCGAAAATAACTAAATAACCATGTAAATAAATGCCTTTAGATTTACTATCACTCATTCCAGTCAACACTAATGTAGAGGTTTTAAAATCACTTGTACATTGATATAAAGACTTACCAGAATGAACTAAAAACAAATCTCCTTTATCTGTATCTATATTCCACACACCATTGATTTTTGTACCTATTGTGGCTAATATATCATATCCATATCTTTTTTCGTTGTATCCATCGTTATTGATGAAATTTTTTGCATTTGAACTTCTTCTTACATCTACATCTATTTGGGATGTTGTAAAATCTACACCTTTAAATTCTTTAATAGTGTAATATTCTTTTGTTTTTTGTGAAGGTATACTATACATATTATCCCTCCATACTATAAATTCGTTCTATCATTGGAGTTGGAAATCCATACTTATTATTAGCATAATTATCTACTAAAGTCATAAACTCATTCATATACATGGTTGATAACGTTAAATCATCATCTTTGTACAACTCTCCAGCAATATATAATGGTATTAAATTCGCATATTCTGATGCAATTTCTATAACAAAATTAGTATCAGTATCTGAATTAATTATAGTTGGTTTTACTTCGTATGAAACAAGTAATTTTTCGCCTTGCCAATTATCTATTATTATCGTATTTTTATTTAATATTTTCCAACTAACAGGCGTTTTAGAATAAATACCTTTAATCATTCTAAAATCTTCTATTTTCTTAGATAAATCATAATAAATAGTATCTTCTTTTTCTAGTTCAAAAGTACTTTCATTGGACCCAAGCTTCGACACAATAAAATTTATTGCTTCGTTACAAGCTTGTGGCATTGCATAAAGATATGTTTTGTATTTCTTTTCATTCATATAATCTGATAATTTATTTACAGATAAGTTTTCATTATTTAAAAACATTTTCTTTAAACTTTCGATTTGTATTTCTCCCCATGTCATATTTTCACTCTCCTTCGGTCAAGTTTGTGAGAGTTGCACTCACCATACTCTTAACTTGATAACAGGATTAAATTAATCCTGCATTTTTTAATTGTTCATATACTGCTAATTCAACTTCAGTTTCAACACCACGTTCAATAGTAGCGTACATTTCGTTAACACCTACAGTAACAAATTTGTCTTGTGGGTTAATTTCACTTACTGGGATACAAATTTTGTATTTTTTGTTCTTTTCAGCTTCTATTCTTTCAGCTTCTTGTTTTGCTAATATAGCTTTCACTTCTGCTTCAGTATAAGTTTTTTCTTTACTAGTGTTCTTTTCAGTTTTTTCTTTTTGTTCACCAACAATAGGTTTATTATTTTTAATTTCTTTTACTTCATCTTTTTTAGCCATAATTTTTTCCTCCATTTCCTAAAAAAGTTAAGGGGCATAAAGCCCCTCTGTTAAGCTTTTACGCCAGTTTCAACTCTTACTAATGCAAGTGGTTGAGTGATAACTGCAGTAAATGCAGATTTCCATCCAGCTGTTGCTCTTTGATTTAATGGGTCGCTTGTTCCAGCACTACCGTTTGGTTTAACAATAATTTCTGGTTTACCAGCACCATTTTCAAGATTTACACAACTGTATGCACCTTTTCCATACGCATAAGCTTGATGAACTGAAATTTTAGATTGTGCAGTATCAGAACTATCAACAACATTTAAATTAGTTGTTTCATAGAACTTCATACCGTGCATTTTTCCAAGTTCACCTTTTACCATTTGTTCTGGTCTAGCATATTTTGATACATCAACCCAAGCACTATCACTCATTAAGTCATAAGCAATATCTGGGTCTACAATCATATGGTAGAAACCATCTGAAAATCTTTTAGCATTTGCATTTTTAAGCTTTCTAACAAGCTTTTTGATATCATCACCAGTTAGATTCTTAGTTGTTGCACTTTCTAGCCCTGCTCTAGTTGTAGCTCCGCCAGCAAAATATACATTTGTACCTTTAGAAATTGCTGTTTGTATTCTTGTATCTACAACTAGCCCTGCTTCTTCACCAAGAAGTTCGCTTGTTTCAGTTAAAACTGGGTCAATTCCTGTCATTTGAATTAAGTCAGTAATTTGAACAAAGTCACCTTCTTGTGCAATTTTAGCAGTAATTGTTGAAACTGTTAAGTTGTTTCCATCAGGTGTTACACCTTCTGTTAAACTTGAGCTTGGTGCAGTTAAAGAGTCAAATTTTCTAAAATTCATTGTTGTTCCAGAATTTTTAGGTAATTTTTTCTTTTCAGCATCGTTATAGAACATTAAAGATGGTAATAATCTTTGTAATAATGTTCTTTCATAAAATGTTTTATCTTCTGCAGATAATTGATTGTGATTAGTCACATTTGTGATTGTTTGACTTTTTGTAGCCATAATTTTTCCTTCTTTCTTCCAGGTCTTTAATTATTTTTACAATTCACCATCTTTTGCTTTTTGAATCATTGTTTCAAATTCTTCATCAGACATATTTGAATAGTCAACTGTATTATCACTATCACCTTTCAAACTGCCTGGAGTTGCTTGCGCATTGGCAATAGTTTGTTTTGCAACTTCAATTGCAGAATTTCTAAAAGCATTCTTGAAATTGTTAAATCCTTCGTAAAGTTCTGTTAAAGAATTGTTTTTACCTCTTATATAGTCATTAAAAAAAGAGTCATCTAATAACTCTTTTAAATCTACATTAGGGTATTTTTCAACAAATTCATCAACTTCTTTTTTAGTCTTTTCCTCAAGATTTTTCTTTTCTTGAATAGCCTTATTTTCTTCTTTTCTTTTGTTCAGCAAAGCATCTGGCAAGTCATTTATTGGGTCTTTACCATCTTGCTCTAATTGATACATAGTTTCATACATTTCAGCATCAGCTAAATCTGTAATCGGCCTATTAGTATAAGGATTTATTTTGCCCTTATACACCGCTAATTTGCCTTCTTCATAAGCTTTAGCTTTGGCTTCTTCTATTTTTTTATTAGCATCTTCCTCAGCTTTCCTTCTTATTTGTGCATAATTAGCATTTTCTTCATCAGATTGTACTTTCTTTTCAGTTTCTGTTTCATCACTCTTATCAGCTTCTTCAACAGTCACTTCTTGTTCAGTAAATTCTTCTGAAGTTTCTTCTTGTGTATTCTCATCCACAATAGTTGTTTCTTCGGCAACTTCCTCAACTGGTTCAGCGACATCCAGTATTTTTTCGCTATCTTCCATATTTCCTCCTTGGATTTTTACGCTATTCCCTGCGAATTTTATTTAACTTCTTTAATGTCTAGTTATAAAGACAAATTAAAAGACACATAAGTGCCTATAATCCAATATTTTGTTGATTTACCATGGCGTTTTGCATTTGAGCTAGCATCATTTGTTGTTGCATAGCTTCTTCTTTTTCTTTTTGTCTTATTTTCTTCAATTTTTCTTTAAATGTCATTATCGTTTCAGGATATAACTCTATATAAGCATCTTGACTTATAGTACCATCTGCTTTAAGTGAGTCTAATAAAGAAATAGCTAAGCTTTCGCTCCATACTCCGCCCGCTCCAACTTCTACAGATACATTAAAATCAAAATTTTCATATTCAGAACCGTTCATTTGAACTGCATACACATTATTATCTTGTTCAAAACCAAATAGTCTACCATCTGAATAATAATACTTGAAGAATTGTTCATATATTTTTGCTTTTTGTGAATAACATCTATAAAATTTCTTTTGATACATTTCAATAGGCTTTTTAGCTTGATTTTGTAAAGCAATAATAGCACTAGCTGCCATATTTGCTCCTAAAACTTCACCAGTTACAACTTCGGTTGAACCTGATACAGTTCTGGTTATATCTAAAATCGTATTCGTTAAAGTCAATGCTTGAGCATTAAATGATGGAGTTTCAAGATATTTAACACCCCACCCATTAGTTTTGGATAAATCTGTCAATATTTGCCCTGGTTCATTTGTAATGCTTTGATTTGCTAGCGCTCCAATTTTTTGAATAATTTTTGGCCATGAGGTATCTTGAACTGATAATAACATCATCGCTACATTAAAGTTTAACGCTTTGTTGTTTTGTATTGCTTGTTCAATTTCTCCAATACCATATATACATCTTTTTCTTTCTTTATGAGTTATAACTGATACTGGATATAATTGTTTTCTTGTGTAAGTATAATTAGTGTGATTGTCTGGTTCGTTAATTTCTTGTTCATCTTCAAAAGTAACTTTGGCTTTTTCAGGTTGCCATAAAGTAGGTTTTTGAAGATAATATTCTTTGGTAGATTTTTCCCAAACAACTTTGCCGTTTTGTCTTGAATATTTAGTTAACACTGTAACTTGTTCAAGTCCTTGTTCACTTTCCGGCAATTCATTATCTGGTTTAATGTTTTCATAACCTTTTACACCATTTTTCTTTGCTAATTCTTTAACACTGTCTAACGGTTCGCTAGAAACGATAATAATATATTTTTGCTTTTGAATATCTTTTTCGGTAGGATTACTAACAATAACATTTCTTGGATGAATAACTTCAGCTCTCATCGCACCAACGTATGAAGCATATAATCCACCAGATATAGTCACATCCCAATAATAATGATAAAATGCAGTTCCTAACTGTGTAGTATATCCTATTGCTATGTCATCTAAATCTTCTTCTTTCACTTCTTTGACTAAATTTTCGGCAAATCTGGTAAATATTTCAGCTCCCTGTTCTGCTTTTTCTAATTGATATCCATATAACTCAGCTGGTTTATAAATCATTTTGACATTTCCACTCAAAATGCCTGCTTTCTTGTTATCAGCTATCATTGCAGATATATTAAAAATAGGTCTCGGAAGTGATTTGGTTCTATTAGTAGGCGCTGGCCATTGATTACCTTCATAAAAGTTTTCACAATCTTCCCATATTTTTATTAAACCTTTACTAGTCAGATAATTTAACCCATTTGTATATTGCTCCCATATTTTTGTAGGTTTCTTTTCGCTTTCATTCATGATTACTCACCTTCCTCTTTTCTTGAAGTGTATCCAAACATCCACTCATCTTTAATATCCTGTGTAAGATTTTGAACTGTTATAGGCTTATCTTCTTCTTTATTATCAATTTTTGTTTCAGCACTAATTTTATCCAACATATCTTGCATATATTTTTTCACAAAAAAAGGAACTGTGATACCAATTCCAAAGCCTGCAACAAAAACTATCAATAATACGATTCCATATAATATTTCCATATTTTTTCACCATCCTATGATATCATCCGTTTCTACATAATCACTCTGTAGAGCAAACGGCAATTCTATTTTTTCTTCTTTAACAACTTGTTTAATAATAAAATCTTGTTGTTCTCTTATATAATAGGTAATTGCTAATCCCATTATTAAGTCATCATGTTCTCCAGGAGAAGCTTCTGCTCTTCCTTTTTCATTTCTTATAAATACTAAAGCTTCATTTAAAGTATCTATGTCATTTATACATTCTATATTATCTCTGAATATTTCTTTTAATCCAGCTAATATAATAGGCCTTGTCGCTTTAGAAGTGACAAAACCAAATTTGTCTTGAATGATTTCTGCTATGTTATCTTCAACTTCTCTTATGAATAGCTTAGGATAATTATATTCTTTTAATTTTTTTGTTGGGTAAGTACTATAGTTGTTTTCTAATCCAACTAATGCAGTATTATAATACATACCTAAGCAATATATTTGCCTAGCATATTCATCTTCATCTATTTTATTATGTCTTAACTTAGCGACTTGCTTACTATTACTATTGTCAATTACATGTCCAGTAAAGTAGTCACTACCTTCGCCAGCAGTATCACCACCTAAAACATAAGGATGCCCATCTAAAGCGTCCTCAAATATATCAATAAATCCTTTTTCATTTTCTATAAATTCAATGTCTGATATTTCATTATTTGATAACGTATAACTGAAATACCCTTTTTTTAGTGGTTTTATATTTCTTATTTTATTTATTCTGCCCATAATTATTTCTTTGTTGAAATAACAAGAACCTGTACTTATAAAAGCTTCTTCTGGACAGATTGGATATTCTTGTTTGAACAATTCTGTGTCATTACCACAGTTATTTCTTATACACCATCTACGCCATGTAATTTGTTCTAGTGATAAGTTATAATCTGTTCGTAATTGTTTTTCTTCTGAAGTTAGTTCAAAACCAGTATAGGGCATTTTATATTCTTCTAATTCGTTCCACCCTACAAATAAAGGTACAAAATCATTGTTACCGTTCACTGCACCGTCCCATATTTCTTTAAATTCATCAAAACCATTTGCAGTAGATTCTATAAATACTGCTGTATCTGGCAAATAAGGAACTGTTTGAAGTAAGCCAACTAACGTAGCATTCTTATCCCCGGGCCAAAATGCAAATTCTGATGCATGAAGATTGTTGTAAGTATAGGAACGCCCTACGCCCTTTGAACCAGCTGTCATACACCTTATTTTACTTTTTAATCCTGTGCCTCTTTCGTTGTCAAATATAAGTTCTTGTGCATTTGAAGCTTTTTTTGACGGTTTCATTTCTTGTGGCAAACATTCATACATTAATTTACTCATATTAAATAAATTCTTTGTTGCATCTTCTTGGTGTGTGATAATACCAGTATTTACATTGAATTTTGTTGTAGTTTCTTTAAAAAGAATTGCTCCAACTATTGTACTAAATCCCATTTGTCTAGCTTTTAATATAACTATTCTTACTGGTTTTCCAGCAATTTTCAATTCCTTGATTATGTTATATAATTTTTGTTGTGGTTTATTTAATACTAAATTTACTAAATTACCATTTTTATTTCTAATTTTGAGATATTTTTCAATATATTGCTTAGTATTAATACTCATCTTTATCACTTACAGCTCTTAAAGCTTCTTCATAAGATATTTCAACATTACCAGTAAGTATCGTTTTATACTCACCACTCATTTTATTTAAAACATCAATTGCTTTTAACTTATCGCTTATATAAGCTTCATTTTCGTATGAGTTTCCGTTGCTATCATAAGCTGTATGCGTAACATTACCTTTTACAACATCACTAAGCCATATCATTCTTTCTTTAGCAGTCATTATATTCTTATCTTGAAGTTTTTCTAATAACTCATTATACCTTGCCTGAACCTTATCTGTGTTAAATAATATACATGCTTTACTGTCTATCGCTTCATCTTTGTATTTTGCTTTGTAAGCATTCTTATATGCTTCTCTCTGGCTCATACCTTTGATAAGATTTTGAACAAACATTTCTTGTTTAGCATTTAACAAGTTATCACTCCCTTTCTTTAAACTCGATACATTCCCAAATTTCTTCTTTGTGAGCTGCCAAAACTGATGTAATAATTGCAAATAAAAGCATGATTACTACTAGTATTATTGCTAATATATCTTTCATGCTCTTATGCTCCCATAATCAAAATAAATTTTCCATATGCTTTGGCTATTTCATATTCTATTTTGCATCCTCTTGCTTTTTCCCAACCAGGAACAAAAATTACTGCGTCCGCTTCAGCTAATTTCTCAATTGATTTTGCTAAATAATAAATGGGATTATCAAATTCAATATCAAATAGAGTATTTAATACTTCCCATTCTGGATTAATAACTTTAATTACTTTTTCTCTTACAGCTTTAATTCCTTCATTAGTTAAACCATTCATTGGTTGACTTATCATTACTTTCATATTACATCTTCCTTTCTATTTTATAAACACTTCACTAATGATAATGTAGTTGTTCTATTATAGCTAGCCTGATAGAATGCAGTGCCGATTTGGCATACCTAGCTATCAACTTTTTATCACTAGTGAACTATCTATAAAAGATAGTCGCATATACCACATAAATTACGAAGTATATGAAATGATATGCTTTTTAATATCTAGAATTATTTATCACATATCATGCTTATTGGCACGCATTGGTGCTTTGTTAAGTGCTTTAAATATAATTAATCAACCACCTTATAGGTGACTACACTGTAAACCAGCATAGAGGGTTTTAACCTCACTCATAATATTTATAAGCACCATACTAGCAACACATGGATTTCGAGAGGTGCTACCTCCCATGGAAACTATCTAGAATAAAACCTTTCCTCCATAATTTTTTTGTATTACTAGTATGCTACTTATAAAGTAGCGATGGAATTTTTAATGGTATTCTTATAAATACCATAGAGCAAACACCTCGAGAACGTGTCCAAAGACTTACGCAGTATTCACTTTGTTTGCTCTATGCTACTCATAAAAAGTAGCCACTTGTGTTATAGTTAGTGCTTTTATAAGCACCATAGAATAGATATATTTATATGGTTAATTACTCCATATATTAACATTTCCGCAACTTCTGTATATACCTACTCTACGCTACTTATAAAATTGGTTGCTCCGCCAGGTCTCGAACCTAGAGAATGCATGAGCCAAAATCATGTGTGTTACCAATTTCACCACGGAGCAATATTTGGTAGGCGAAGTAGGACTTGAACCTACACTAGCTCGGATATAAGCCGAGTGCTTTAACCAAATTAAACTATTCGCCTAAAAAAACGATTAGAAAATAATCTAATCGTGTGAGGTAATAAATGAAATATATAATTATTCCATTTTACATATTATAACACACCTAAACCGAACAAAACGAACAAACTTTGTTTTTATTCATTGTCTTTTAAAAATCTGTCGTGTTCCATTCTCACAGAGTCTTCTGTAGCTCCATAGATTAATGTAGAAATTTTTGCCCACGTGTATCGGTAAATATATCTGTATTCAAATATTTGTCTAAGTCTTGTCGTAGGTAACGTATCAAGATATTCTTCTACATCATTTTGAACTTTAAGTAATTTTATTAATCGATTTCTTAAAATATCTACATATCTATTTACTTCTTCATTTACTATTGGATTTTGTGCTATAACTTTCATAGGTAGTGTACTGAAAGGAAAATCCTTTGCCGAACCCTTTACAAACGCCACTTCGGTACCTTTGTTTTTATATTCTTTTATTTCGCTCGTGAGTTTTCTTACTTCTGATTGAATATCTAATAATTCATTTAATTTTTCTTTCATTGATTTAGTTATCATTTTATTCCTCCTTTAACTTATTTAAATAATCTTGGTCTGTCATAATTACTTTTGCATTAACTTCTAGCAATACGTGACTTTCTTCTGTTATTCCAAAAGTATTAGTTTTCCACATATATTGTTCTTCGAATATTTTCTCAATTTCTTCTTTGTTATCACCAATTTTAACAAATCTACGAAAATTGCCTAGCCAATATTCTGCAATTAAATAAAATGGCTTATCACAATTAATTTGCATTTTCATAAATATTTCCTATTACTTCCAGACTGGCTAATTCATCTAAATCATAACAAACATCATAAATCCTTCCGATAAACTTACCATAGCTATATGACACAACCCAATCTACGATTTCGTTTGAATATTCTCTTAATATATCGCCTTCATAAATCTCTACACCATTTTTGTCTTTTAAACCTGTATATTGCCCTATTGTTTCAATATCAACTTCTATAAATTTTGTTGGATATTCTTCGCTATGATTTTCTACATTATCTTCATAGATAAGAGCGTATTTTTCTATCCATTCCCTTGGTGGCATATATTCATTTTCATATTTAGCCATAAGTCGTTCTCTTAAAAATATTTCTCCAAATACCCACTTGTTATTATCTACTCTTCTTCCTCTAAATTTTATTTCTCTATTCATTTTTTTGCCTCCTAAAAATTATCATAATCATTCCAAGAACCATATTCATTTTCATACATTTCTTTTGTTTTCTGGTCCGTTCCACATTTTTCACATATTAGTGTTCCACTGCTAAATTCTTCAACTCTTAATCTTCCACACCTACAGCATTCTTTATCTATGTAACCTTTTAATTTTCCTTTAATATCTTCATAACTTTTTAAGTAGCTCTCCAATGTGATTTTATTTTTTCTATTCATTTTTACCTCACATCAACATTTATAAACACTGTGTTTAGCTCTTGCTCTAATCCAAAATCTAATACATCAGCATTTAAAAATTCTTTATTTATAATTCTTTTTATGTAGTCTACTGTATGCATAGAATAAGCTTCTATTCCAAACTCAAACCAATTTTCTAGCATTTCACCGTAATATATTCTAATTATATCAGTATTTAATTTTTTATTCTCACTACTACAATTTGGTGTAATATATCTAAAATTATATTTTCCTAATAAATCAATCAATTTCATTGTCTACTCCTACCAATCTATCATTTTTATCATATACAGTTTTTCCCAAAAACTCATATACCCAATTTGCACCAGAATTATCATCATAAAATAAGTTTCGCATACTTCTTGGTAGTTTTCTTTCATTATTAAATTCTCTGTTTCTGAATACATCTTCTGGTGTTTTATCACACTTGAATACTCGACAAATATCAGGTCTTACTTCATAGATTTTGCATTTTTTGTTTGCATTATCTCTAAATGGGCAAGTATTATCATAAGCTACTAGAATATTTCTGGGTGTAGCTTCAATTTTATTTTGTTTAATATATTTGGCTATTCTTTTTATTTCTTTTCTGGATAGATGCAAAATATCTCCACAGCACTCTCCACATCCAGAACATTTTCCATTGCAAGTATAATTTGTTGTTTTCACAATTTTATTAATATCAGTCATTTTGTCACCTTTTCTTTCAATTCAGACAAATTTATCATTTTTTGTCTGAGTTATTTCTATGTATTTTAATAATATTTCTTTATATATAGCTAATTTCAGTTTAGAATTATCATAATCAGGTGAATAAATTGATACGCCAGCACTGTTAATTGCATCTATATGAGCAGTATATCGATTTATCTCTTTTTGAAGATAATTAATAAATTCTTTTTGTTGATTTTCTAACTTGGTCATTTTCACTTCTAAAACATTTTCTTGTGTGTAATCTCTTCTTGATAGTTTCAATTCTTCCAATTGTAAAGCACTAATTAATAGTTGCTCTTGTAAGTTTTCTTTTTCTTCAATTAAATCATTGTATTGTTGTTCTGCTACTTCAAGTTGTTTCTTTAACTTTTGATGTTCTTCTTCATCAAAACAATGTGTAGTACCAGATAATTGAGATTTTAGCTCTTGATTTTCCTTTTTTAATTCTGCATTATCTAATTCTAATGTATTTATATATTCTTCTCTGGTCATTTTTTAATCTCCTCCACACTCAATATTTTTAATACATAATACATCTTGTTAGGTTCTGCTCCCCATTCTGGCTTACCATAACCTGTAGTTATATCAACTTTACACATTATTTTTGGTGCATTCTTTTGATATCCATTTTTAAATATAACTCTACCTTTTCCTAAACGAATTACTAAATTATCATCACATATAGAACCAAATTCATTTTTAAACCTAGTAAACCAATATTCTTTAATTTCTCTATATTCTTCTTTCTTTTCGCCTGACTTTATCATGTCAAACCATTTTTTCTTAATTGGTAGTGTTAGCATTTATTCCACCTTAATTCTTCTATTTGTTTATTTATTGCTTTGTCTAAATAGGTATGTGCTGTCATTTATTCTCCTTTAATTTATTAATTTCATCTATTAATTTTCTTTGATTTTTTATTAATGAATTAATAGTTTTCTTTTCAAAATCATATTCATTACAAGTTAATGTTTCGATTTGCTCATATTCTATTTTCTTATCTTCTTCTACTATTCCTACATAGTCATTTATAAACTCAATTGTTTTTCTAAGCTCAAATAATTGCATAAATAACCAAGCATCTCCTCTTTTGTAGTCATTAAATGTTACATCATATTCCCAAATTTTGTTTTCATACTTTATTTTTTTTGGAACCTCTTTATGATTTGATATCTTCACAAATAAATCAATTATTTTTATTTTCATTTTATTTTCCTCTTCTTTCTCTTTATATTTCTTTTCTATAAATGGAATAGTATTGTCAAGTTCGCATTGTGGGCAAATTACAAAAGGTGAAGGATAAAATTCAGTTTCATCATATATTTTATCTTTATTAACATATGTATATTTACAATCACAATATCTACACTTCATAATGTAAATAATTTCTGGTGGAATATATCCTTTTTCAATTATTTTCATCTTTATCCTCTATTCTTTCTATTTTTGAATTTTTCTATTATTTTTTTTAAAATTTGTTCTATTAATCCAATAAAAATCATTATTATAGCTATAATAGATAGTATTATTAAAAAGATATCCGCAAAGTCAATCGCAATTAACATCATTATCACTCCTTTCAATACTTTGTAATATTTTCACAAATAATTTACATATTTTGATTTCTTGCTCGCCTAATATGCCAACATCAGCTAAATCCGTTCGAATTTCTATATAATTTTTCATAAATTCAATATCTTCTTTTGTTAAATTCATTTCTATTATTCCTTTCTAATCACATAAGTCCCAATCGACTTTTTTTCTTAATTGGCACCCGCAAAATGGGCAAAAATTAATTTCTATATCTGCTATGTCAAAAATAATATCTTTTCCTTTTGCATCATAATCATGAAGTCTTACTTTTATAACATCATTTTTAATTGGCAATATTATAGATGGCGAAAATCCTGTTGATGCAACTAAAGTTCCAGAACAGTGCAAACATCTTTTATTTTCATTAAACACTTTCTTCATTACCATCTTTTCCTTCAAGTATGTTTTCTAATTCTAATAAGTCATCTATTACAGTATCATCATTACCTTCGTTAAACATATTATCTATTTTATTTAAAGCCTTTTTTATTATTTCTTTTCTAGGCTCATCATATTTTACATATCTTCTTTTTACATCACCTAAGTTACGAACAAATAATTTTTTAAGATATTCTATATCACTAATATTTGTATTTTTATAAAATTCAATTAGTTCTTTTAAATGTTGTTCTACATCTTTATTCATTTTTATCACTCCAATCATTAATACCGCAATCTTTCACTTGGTCTTGAATAGATAATTCTTTTTTTAGCAATTTACAATATTCTATACCGTTTTTACAACGCCAGAATATGCAGGGTTTAGCGCAATAACCAAATTTTGTAACTTTAAAATTATGATGGCAATAAGAACTATTCTTAGGAATGAATACACTCGCCAATTTTTCTTTTATTTTATTCATTAGCATCACTTCCTTTTTTCCATTTCTTTTCTTCTTTGAAGTATATAATTAATGACTTCCTCATATTTTCCACTAATCAATGCTTGTTCTATGTATTCACACACAAAACTTGGTATATTTAAATAATCTTCCATTAAACCAGCAAATTCTATAGCCTTTTCTTTATTCATTTCTATCACTTCCTTCTAGTTCTTGCATTTTATCCAATAAATCATCAACTTCAAACCATAATCCACCTTTTAAATCTGCTCGTTTCTTAAACCCACTTTGACTTTTCGCTATTTCTTTTAATTCATTCCAATTATCTTTTAGTTGTTTATTTTCTTGTTGTAATTGCCTTATTTGGTTTATATCGTACCAAGTTTCTCTAAATAATTCTGTTTCTGTTTTATCTGACATATATGATTTTTTTCTACATCCTGTTATTTGACAAACACCGCTTTTATTGTGCTCGCAACTATATCCACAAATTTTACTCATTCCGATACCTCTTTTAATATATCTAATAATTTAGTTATGTTTAATTCTGCTACTTTACATTTACAAGTTATATCAGTATAACAACCATCATCATGTTTATTAATGCATTCTATTGCTTTATCAATAACTTCTTTTTGTTTTTTTTGCTTGTTTTCATAAAAATCTATTATTGCCTCAAATTCAGCCAAATCTTTACAAGTAAATGAATAACCTATTTTTGACTTAAAAACACTCATAAATATATCTTTTCTATCCATATTCCTATTTCTCCTCTTTTTATCAGGGACTAGTCTCTAGGCAAAATTTGAAAGGAGTTATGAGAGATGTTTGTTTGCCTAAAAATTAGTCCCTGATTTATTTTTTATTTTCTTTTATTATTTAATTTTCTAGTTCTAGTCTGACTTTCGTTAAGACTATTTAATTCTGATTTTAGATTTATTAATCTTTTCTTTAAATCAAGCATTTCTCTTTTTATAAGATACATTTCATACTTGATTTCTTTTTCTCTATCTTTCATTTAAATAAACTCCCTTGAGAATTATTTTTCTCGTAAAGTTGTTGTTCCAAATTCCTGATTCTTTTATCTTTTTCTGCGTTAGTCCTAAGATAATTTTTTTCGCGTTCTTTGTTTCTGATTATGTTCATTTGATTTTCTTGATAAACTAAATTATATTTTTCTTGCAGTTTAGCATTATCTAATTTTAGTTTTTCATTTTCTTCTTGTAATTCAAAAATCATATCATTAGTTGTTTTTGCATCATTTTCTAAACAAAAAACACCATTTTTCATATATAATTGTTTGATTTTCCAGTAATCCAGCAAATCTCGCTTAACATTTTCTGGAACTGAATTTGATAATTTTATAATATTTTCTATTAGTTCTTCTTTAAACCTTGCCCTCATTATGACACTCCTTTTCATATTCCCTCATCATTCTTTCAAATTCTAAATCATCCAAAGTTTTAATACCAACATTTTTACATAAGATTTCGACACCTCTGATTAATTGAGTAAATTCCTGAGTATTTAGCTCATGTGTTCTTTTATAAAATATGTAATAATCATATTTGTTATTGCTTTTATATTTTTTAGCATAAGGATAAAATCTTTTCATGTCAGTTCCAGTAGGAACCATTGCTCCAGAAATATTATCGTTCACATCCTTTGCAATAGTTCCGTACTGTATGTTAACTTCAATTTTCATTTCTTCATCTGATATAGCAAATCCTATACCCCGATTATATTTTGCTAGTTCATTTACTAACTTATGGAAGTATTTATTTGCTTGTGTTCCTCTTAAAGGTTTGTACTCTTTCAGTTCATATTCTTTATCTTGGTCTAAAGTAAATAGTAACGTGGATAGCTCTCTAGGTTTTCCTTTTATAATCATAAGTTTCCTTTAAAATGGCAAATCGTCTGCACTAATAGTAACTTCATTAGCAAAATCTGAATAAGGGTCTGAAACTGTAACTGGTTGAGAAACTGGAGTATTTTGTACTTGGGCTTGTCCATTTTTATTTTGAGCACTACCTGCAAATTCAAAATTTTCTATAACTACATCTGTTGTATATCTCTTAGTACCATCTTGTGCATCATAACTACTATTTTTTATTCTACCCTGTGCTATTATCATTGCACCTTTTCTACAATATCTGTTTATTGTTTCTGCTGTTCTACCAAATGCAACACAATTAATAAATTCTGTGTCTCTTTCTCCGTCTTTATTTACAAAGCTACTTTGACAGGCTAACGAAAATCTTGAAAATTCTGTTTGATTTGACATCATTCTTTGTTCTGGGTCTTTTGTAAATCTTCCAGATAATATTACTTTATTCATTAATATCCTCCAATAATTCTTCAAAAAGCTCATCAATTTTCTTTTGTATCTTTTCTTCCTTTTTGCTAAGCTTTGATTTATTTTCAAAACTTAGTTCAAAAATTTCTCTTAACAATTCTTCAGGAAAACGATATTTAAGAGCTTCTGTTAACATTCCAAATTGTGTTAATACATTAACTCCATCTCCAATAATTCCTACTCCTCTTTTTGTTGATATAATATAACTATTTTCACTATCCTTTAATAATTTTTTTAAATTTTCATTTTTCATTTTCTAATTCCTCCATTTTCATTAATTCATAATCTCTATCTTCATCATAGAAATCTTCATCATAATTATTTTCTTCTATTTCTTCAGGTGGGTCTGGATATAGACCACCGTAATATTCGCTAGTATTCATCTATGCCACCTTTTTAAATTTCATTTCATTAGTTTCTAAAAATTTTCTTAAAGCTATCATCTGACTAGTTCTTCCAGTGATTTTCAAAGTATATGTAAGCATCTCATCACTTATTTTTTCTTCGACTTTTTTACTAGCCATTTCTTTCATTTTTTCTTCTTTGATTTCTTCGACTACTTTTTGGCTTTCTTCTTGTTGTGTTTTTAAAAACTCTTCTTTTTTGATAAGTTCCGTATTTTTAGCAATTACTCTGCTTAAATCAAAACAATTTAAATAATCATTTTTCAGCTCAATTTCGTATTTGCTATGTAATTCTCCAATAGCAATTAAATCATTTCTTACTCGATTAATTTTATCTTGAAGTTCATTAACTAACTTAAATTCGCCTTTGTCGTTAAATGAACCTTTATTTAACCATTTATCTTCAAATATTCTTTCTAAAGGCAATATATCTTTTAATTCGTTAATATTTTCTTCATAATACTTAACTATAATTTCTTTTCTATTAGTTTTTTCTTTGTTTTCTACATCTTTTACAACTTCATCAATCTTAGAACTTGCTTCTTTAATCAAATCTGTTGTTTCTTTTATAGTTGCCTTAAAAATTTCAAAGGGTTCATTAAATTTCTTTTCTAATTCAATTCGTTTATCGTTAAGTGCTTTTGCTGATTTATTTAATAAAGCCTTATCTGCTTTAGCTACCTCAATATTACTTTCATCATAATTGTCTGCACTATAATTTGGTAACACTTCTAAAACTTTTTCTTTTATGTTTCTAGCATTTGTTTCTAATACGCCTAATTCCTGTTTAGAAACAACTAATTCTAAATCTTTTTCATTTAATTCGTTCATTTAAAATACCTCTTTCTTTAATTTTTTTTCTTTTGTTTTCAATTTATTAATAGTAACAATTAATTGTTTAGGAGACATTTCAGTATCATTTTTTACTCCAAAATATTGATAAATTTCATCTGGGTCAGTGTCAGTCTCAATTAATAAGTCTTTAAATTCTGCATTAAGTCTCATTAATTGTTGTGGAGAAAAAGTTTGTGGTGTTTTTTCTTTATCGGGGTCTTTTAACTCTTCTGTCGGTATACAAAATACTTGAAATAATGCATATTTAAATGCTATTGCCATTGCCTTATTACTTGCTTTGTCTCCACTATCCATGCCTTCACCTATTACTGTTGCTTCTACATGGCTTCCATCTTCCGCATAAAATGTGTATTTAATTTTACATATTGAATATAACAAGGTGCCACCAGTTGAGGTTTTTCTTTCTTCTCTAGTCTGTTCTAATACATCAGGTACAACGAACAATTTATATTTTGCAAATATTGGTTGCAATTTGTTCATTACATCATCTATTCCTCTAAACTTATAATTTTGTTTTGTATTTTGTTTAGTTTTCCCTATTGCAGGTACTTCTTTCATAATTAAATCTATGGTTTCAAATATATTTTTTTTGTGTTCTTCTTTCATATTATCCTTCCTTTACTGCTTTTATTATCTTGCTAGTCTTAGTACCACTTTTTATTCCAATTTTTTGAGTTGTAGCTTTTGTAGCTCTTATTCTTGTAGGGACTTGTTTCTTTAATTCTTCAATTTTCTCTTTAAGCTTGTCCTTATCTTTTTCAGAAATACTTACTAGCTTATCAACTACATCAAATAGTTTTTCTATAAACTCATTTTTACTAGCTAATTCTGTTTCTAAAGTTTCTATTCTCTTATCAGCTGATTCTGATTTTTCAAGATGTTTATACTTAAAATTTAATCTTGTGTTTATGTTTTTCTCTGTTTCAAGCATATAATTTATTGCATTTTCTTTTACTTCAAGTATTGATTTTTCCATTTCAACCATTAAAGCTTGCATACTTTTTTCTTTGTTTTTTTTAAATATCTTCATTTTTAAAATCCTTTCTAATTTTAAATAACGCAACCTTAACCCCACTATACTGACAAGTCTTTTTACCATCTGTTTCAACTCTACCATCATAGAGCATTTCCGTAAGTCTAGGACTAGCAAAGTTTCTTTCACTTGTAGGTATCCATCCTCGTCTACACATCTCAACTGCTATCTCTTTTGCAGTAAGACTACCTTTTTCTTCTAAAATCTCAAGTATTTGTGAATATCTCTTCTTTTTATCAACCTTTTCGTTAGATTCTCCCCTGGTTTCAAATGTTGTGACTATACCAGGCTTGTCCGGTTCGTAGTCGTAAATTGACATCTGTTTCATAAAAACCTTTCTTAACCTAACCAATCAAAATTTAAGATTTCTTTTTCTTCTTCTGTTAACTCTTTCTCTTCTTTTAGTTTTTTATCTTCCAAAACATCCCCAACACTTTGAAAATTATTTTGTCTATATCTTTCTAGTATTCTTTCAATATATTTAACACTGCAAGCATTATTTAGAACAGCTTCCTTGATTGCATATCTTGTAAGCACATCATCTTTCCAGCTATTTATAACTTCATATTCAGCTGGATTTAAAGTTCTTCGAAACATCCTCTCTACGTATTCAAATAAATTTTCTTTTTCGATTTGCTCGCTATTATTTATTTCTTTATTAGTAGAAGTAGAATATATATTTCTTACATTATTTACATTCTTATCATTATTGTTATGTATCAGTTGTGTATCAGTTGTGTCGCAGTTGTGTATCAATTGTGTATCAGTGTGCGTATCACAATTTTGATATTTTTCCCAATTTAGTATGGTTATAAGCCTACCTTTAGGACTTGCCAGTGTATCAATTTGTGTATCAGTTTTGAACTCATTTAGAACGCGTTGCACTTTGTCTTTGTTTATTTCTAAATCATTAGCTATTGCTCTAGCGCCCGTGATTAATTGCCCTGACTTTAACATAATTTTCTTGCCATTGAATATTACATTCATTTCTTTATGTGTTGCATGTAATAGTAAATATACCCATATGGCTAAATGCTCACAATCTTTCATAACAATAGGATTACTCAATAATTTTCTGTGTATTTTTACATATCCGTTGTTCATGTCATAAAAGCTCCTCCAGTAATTGATTTTTTTGTAAAAATCTGCTATAATTTAATAGTTAAATTTTTTTAAAATTTAATTATTTTGCACTAATTCTGTTTGAAAAGTTGTTGGATTAGTGCTTTTTTCTTGCTCAAAGATTAGTGTAATTTGTTACTAGAAAAGTCATTATTGCTACTGTTACTAAGAAAAATATTGCTCCAGCTCTTTCGCTAAAATAATCTTTTACTTCTTTTCTTAATCTTATTTTTTTCATGCTATTTCTCCTTTCTATTTACTCACTTTTTTTAGGTAATTAATGTTGATATTAAAGTAATCAACAACTTTATCCATTGGTACTAAATTTGGTGGTAGTTTATATCCAGAGTTTAATACCTGCTCCTCAATTGCCTGAAATATTTCTTGGGCTGTTCTTTCCCCAACACACGCAATTTTCATAATCACATCTTTAGTTGCCCATTGAGAATTAACAACATCTAATATTTCTTGTGCAGTTAGAGGAGATGAATATTTTTTTCTCATTTAGTTTTCCCTCCTTTTTCGAGATTGTGTTTTTTTTAGCAATTGCAGTTGCTTTTATTTGATTTTTCTTTATTCTTCCTTTAAAATATATTTTTGAAAGGAGGAATGATGTTGAAATATCTTCATTACTTAATAATTGTTTTCATAATTAAAGTAGTATATAATCTTTTTCTTTGGATTTATGGTTATTTATTAAGAGCCAAGTGGGTTAAATATCTAAATACCCAAAACAAGTCATTAAAAAGTTATTATTATGTAATTGATAAATATCTAGGCTCTGTACCATGTGTGTATGTCCCTTCAGATATTTTTGACTCTTTTAATCAAGATGATGTTGAAGAAGACTTTATTATTTCTCACGGGTATTACAGACATTTATTATTTCAAAATTTTAACCCATATTATTGGATAAAATTAATAATACATTTGCCAGAAAATTTATTAAATTTTCTGAATATACGCTGCAAAAAGAGAACCATCAATTTTATAAACTTACTTTATTGGACAATAAATATTATAATGTTTATATATAATGACGAAATCAGATTGATGATAAAAGACTTAATCGAACTTATTAGCAATTACTTTGCTAATAAATAGTTTGATTTTTTCTTTTATTTTTTTTATCTTTTTTATTTTATTTTCAGCTTCGTGTATCATTATTTTATTTAATTCGATAGAAATATAACTAACAATTAATTGTATCCACATTATTATTGTTAAAAATCCAAAGATACTTTTTAGTAAGTTCATTACTTACTCCTTTCTTTAATTTTCTTCCTCGCTATGCTATAATTTGACAAAGGAGGTATAAATTTGGAAGACAAGTACACTCTTTTAGCTTGTATACAAGACTGTCCAGATACTTGGATTTCCAAAGAAACTTTATTCAATATATTAAAATGGAACTATGACCGATTAGATAATGTGATTAATTCTTTGCTTAAAGAAAAATTAATTAAATCTATGGTTGTTGATGATGTTACTCGGTACAAAGTTTCTAATCTTGGAACACAATATATTGAAAGTTTTCTTAAAAGTAAATCCAAAGATTTTTTTGATAAATATTTATTCCCTATAATACTATCAATAATATCATTTGTATTAGGATTAATATCAAGTTTAATTCTGAAATAACTAATGCTCTGTTAGTTATTTTTTTTAACTCTAATATTTCAAAATCCATCATCAAATACACCTCCTTTTAACTTTCTTCACTTTTAGTGAATTGAAGTGGTAAAAAAAATTCATTGATATTACAGCCGATTGTATTAGCAATTTCATTTAACTTATTTATTGAATAATTAAATGGATGATTTTTAATATTTAAATAAGTTCGTTCTGTAATACACATTTTACCTGAAATATCTGCATCTGTTAAGCCGTAACGTTTTTGAATGGCTTTAATATTTCTTACCACTTGTTCTTCATTCGTTTCCACATTTTACCTCCTATCTGCTTTTATTATAGTTCACTTATAGTGAATTGTCAAGAGAATTTTCACAAAAAGTGAAAAACTTATTGTAAAATAGTGAAATTTGATGTATAATTATCTTGTCAAGGAGGGGAATATGAAAAACTATTTTGCTAAAAATATTAGTTATCTTATAGATAATAACATCATTAGCACAGACACAATATTGAAAATAACTAATCATAATAGTCCTGGATTAATTTCGATGTGGAAATCTGGTGAAAGAAATATTATGACTAATGATTTAATAGCAATTGCAAACTTTTTAAATTACACTGTAGATGATTTAATAAATAAAGATTTAAGTAAAATTAATGAGCATGGATCTAAAAGTCAGTTAGACATTTTATTTAATAAGTCCAAAGAAATATTAAGTGAAGACGATAAACAAACAATAGAGTTTATAATGAAGAAAACTATTGATAATTACGAAAAGAATAAAAATAATAATTAAAGTATGCTAGTATAGGTACTTAATGGGAAGGTATTAAGTATGAATATTAAGAATTTAATTAAGGGGGAAATATTACAAAATGATTTATTAAATTATTATAATGCCAGTATCATATATGAAGAATTGCCATATCGTGTAAATGGTTTTGTGTTTAACTACGATGGCGTAAACTTTATAATAATTAACAATAACATATCATTTTACAAAAAGAAAAAAACTTTTTTGCATGAACTTGCTCATATTGAATTAAATCAATTAAATCAAGCTGATAGTGATTTATTTGCTTTTAATATAGATAAATATGAAGATGAAGTAAATGAATATATTAATATTTTATTGAAGGAGGGACTATAAATGAAAGACAATTTTGATAAATACATCATTGCTGGAATTGTAATACTTTTTATTTTGTATATTGCAAATATGGCAAATAATAAGGAAGATAAATATAAAATTGAAAACAAAAAATATACAGTTTGTGGTGAAAATATTTATATCACAAACTTCACAAATAATAATGAACTTAATGGGCAAGCATTACTTGATGAGATTGAATGCTTGTGCCAAAATAAATGTTAAAAACAAATTATAATATTAACAAAAAAAACCCTACTCTCTGCAAAGAGTAAGGGTACGGAGCATAGAACTCCTAAGAAAAAACCACAATCTCGAAATTAGGATTTTTCTATGTCTCTTATTATAACAAAAATAATAATAAAAGTAAATAATAGGAGGTGGCAAAAATGCCAGTTTATCAAAAAAAAGACAAAAATGGAAAAGCAATTAAGGATACGAAAGGAAATAGTTGGTATTACAGATGTTACTATACTGACATGTACGGTAACAGAAAACAGACAAAAAGTAGACTTTATCCTACTAAAGGGATAGCATCAGATGAAGAGCACGACTTTTTACGAAAAATTAAAACAACAGACAAAACGGATTTAAATATCTATTTTAAACATGTATGTGATGAATGGCTAGATTTCAAAAAAAATAAAATTAAAATAACAACATATTATGGTGTAGAAAAAGCAACGAAAAAATATATTTATAAATATTTTTGTAATTTTAAACTACATGACATAAAAATTCAAAGTTTACAAGAATGAAAAAACATTTTGATAAGAAGTAATTTAAGTGTGTCA